TGCCCTTCTGATTTCCCTGAGTGCTTCAAGGTCCATGTTTTTTGTTCCTCCGTCGTAGGCATGAGCATAACCCTCCTCGATCATTTGCTCGTTAAGCGACACGTTTCCGTCCCCAATGTAAAGCCAACCCAGAAGACGCCCGTATTTGCCAGTCCCACCAACAAGTTCAGTCCTAACAGACAACTCATCATCACCAGCCAACGTACCTTCCAGTTTTTCTTTGAGCCAATTGGTTGCTTCGATTCCAAGAGCTTTCTCCTCTAAGTTTCTGGTTCTTTTCTCTGGCGTATCAACTCCTGCAACTCTAACTCTTTCTTTCTTGTATAGATCAAACCCAAGATCAATTGTAACGTCAATAGTGTCACCATCAAGAACACGATTAATCTCCGTCACTCGGAAGTTGTAACAGGACTTCCTGCTTGGTGGTGTCATGGCTCCCATGTTCTTCTCTTTCATCTATTCCTAATATGTATATGATGGCATAAACTGCCATAGACACAGCAAGGATTACCATAATGATCACTGACCATACAGGATCACCTGGAATATCTAAAGGACGTAATATCAAATTCACAATCTATTTCCACTCCCAGCAGAAGGGATTAATTGATATGCCATCTTATCTCTCAGTTCATTAATACGATCTTTATCGTATTGTTGAAAGTTTCCTCTCTTATCAACTTTCTTATAGTAGTGCAATGCATTAAGGATGATAGTGTAATCCTCCATTGTTAATTCAAATTTCATTAGCAGTCATTAAAAACTGAACCAACTGTAGATCCGGCAGCAGAACCTATTTTACCACCCAAAAGTGATACCCAACCAGCTGCTAACCATCCAACAT